TTTTTCGAGTCTATCTATATACATTTTTACCATCGGGTGGTCTTGAATATCTTCAAATTCTCCACCCGATTTTTTTATGTGTTGAATTGTGTAAACAATTGACCTAAGGGAAGACTTCACAGAATTTGACATCAACGGATACTTCTCGATGTAATGTGATAAACTAAATTGACTTTTTGCAAACCAAATAGGGATATCTAATTTAATTACTAATTTCGTAATCATGTTTTTAGCAAATTGGTCAGCATCTAATTCCATTTCCCAGTATTGATTATATAATTCTTCGAAATCCTCTAAATCATAATCGGTTAATGGATTCAACATCTTTACATCTCTAAGTTGTTGTTCATGTCTAATTTCGTGAAATATAGTGTAAAGGAAATCGCCTATCGTTCTCATGTTTGCAGGTGAACATATGATTACTTGGTCTTTAGTTCTTACCCCACTGAAACCAGTACCACATGCATTCAAAAATTTTATAGTGATATTGTTTTTGTTAATATAATTAACAACGAATTTTTCAATTATGTCAACCTTCGATTTTAATTCTTCGGGAAACTGTTCTTTGAATTGGTTTAATAACTTAGAAAAATTACTCATAGTTATAAATACAAAAAAAGGGGGAATAATCCCCCTTTTATTATTTACTCTTCTTAACTACTACTACTTCATCTTCTTCTACTTTGATGAGGTAGGATTTACCTTCTACCATTTTACCTGTTAAAACTTCTTCAGATAACAAATCCTCTACTTTATCTTGAATAGCTCTTTTGAGTGGTCTCGCACCATATAATTCGTCGAAACCAATTTTTGCTAAGTAGTCAACTAAGGTCTCGTTATAAGATATCTTGTACTTCATATCTTCCAAACGAACCACTAATTTTTTCAATTCAATTTCAGTGATTTTCTTGATATCTTCTTGATTCAACGAATTGAATACAATAGTGTCATCAATACGATTTAAGAACTCAGGAGAGAAAAAGTTTTTCATTTCTTTCATCAGTACTTGTTTCTTAGCTTCTTCATTACTGTAGGTGTTTGAAGAGAATCCAATACCAGTACCAAAATCTTGTAGTTTTTTCACACCTAAGTTAGATGTTAAGATAATCAAAGTATTTTTGAAATTTATCTTACGACCCAAACTATCTGTAACATGACCGTCATCGAGTATTTGAAGTAAAACAGTGAATACATCTTTGTGAGCCTTTTCCACTTCATCGAATAGGATAACAGAATATGGTTTGTTTTTAACTTTTTCAGTTAACTGTCCACCTTCTTCATATCCAACATAACCTGGAGGAGCTCCAACCAATTTAGATACGGTATGTTTCTCTTGATATTCCGACATATCCACACGGATAAGTGAATCTTCAGAGCCAAACATTTCTTTCGCTAATTGTTTGGCCAAGTGAGTTTTACCAACACCTGTCGAACCTAGGAAAACAAATGAACCGATTGGACGATTTGGGTCCTTGATACCTAAACGGTTTCTCTTGATTGCTTTAGCAATTTTGACAACAGCGGAATCTTGTCCAATAACTTTACCAATCAATTCTTTATCCAAGTTGATTAATGCTTTGGCATCATCAACACTCATTTTATTGACAGGGATTTTGGTCATGTTCGAAACAACATCATAAACATCATCAAGAGAAATCTTTTGTTTATCTCTTTGTAACTCTTCCTCAAACTTTTTCTTTTCAGAATCAAGTTTGTCTAATAATTTTTTTTCTTTGTCTCTGAGTTGAGCCGCTTGTTCATAATTTTGTTTCTTAACAACTTCAACTTTTTGTTCACGAATCTCTGCTGCTTTCTTCTTTAATTCTTCAATTGCTTCAGGAACCTTCAGTTCGGTTTGCATACGTGCACCAACCTCATCCATGATATCAAACGCTTTGTCAGGGAACTCACGGTCAGTAATATAACGGTCAGCCAACTTAACACAAGTTTCGATAACTTCATCAGAATAACTTACCTTATGGAATGTTTCATATTTTCCACGTAGATTTTTCAAGATTTGAATAGTCTCAACAACTGATGAAGGTTCAACCATTACTTTTTGGAATCTTCGTTCAAGTGCACCATCTTTTTCAATATTTTTTCTGAATTCATCCAAGGTTGTTGCACCTATACATTGAAGTTCTCCTCGAGATAATGCTGGTTTGAAAATGTTCGAGCCATCCATAGAACCCGCCGAGTTACCTGAACCAACCAAAGTATGAATTTCATCAATGAATACAATGATGTTCGGGTTTGCTTGAAGCTCCTCGATTATAACTTTCATTCTTTCTTCGAATTGACCTCTGTATTTTGTACCTGCAACAACTGAAGTCAGGTCAAGGTTTACAATACGTTTGTCAACCAAATTACGAGGACATTCCCCACTAACAATTTTCATTGCTAATCCTTCAACAAGAGCTGTTTTTCCACAACCAGGTTCTCCTAATATAATTGGGTTATTCTTTTTCCTACGGGAAAGGATTTGAGCGATTCTTAGAATTTCTCTGTCACGCCCAATAACAGGGTCTAATTTACCTTCAGCGGCAAGTTTATTCAAATCTCTACTGAAGTTGTCTAAGACAGGTGTACCACTGTCTGATGATTGTTTTTGCTTTTTACTCATTTTGTCGTCGTCGTCCATGATATCGTGCATAATTAAATAATTTTTACAAAGATGTATCAAAATCTATACACTGCCAAATAAATTGACAAATTGTCAGATTTAATTTTTTTTTATGTCAAAATGACATTTGATTGTGAAAAGAACTGAAAAAATTACAGATGGTTTCCATCGGCATCAAACTTGATTACTGTAAAGATAAATAATAAATTTATAAAACAAAAAATTAAAAATTATGATTTACAGAAGTTTTTTTGGAGGACCTAACTATGATTTTGAAAAAGTGTTGGAAATGCTAAACTACGAAAGACCAACATACAAATCAACTAAAATCACAACTCAAGGAGCTGAAAACTATGAAGTGGATTACACTAAAGACGGAGCTTATCTTTTCTTCGAAGCACCAGGATTCAATAAATCAAACTTGAAAGTAGAAATGGAAAATGGTGTTCTACATATTGAAGGAGAAAGAACATATAAAATGGATGGGGAATCGAAAACAAAATCAATATCCAAACAATTTAATATTGGTGAAGGATATAACCCCGAGTCTGTAGAGGCAACAATAGAAGACGGTCTTTTGACTGTATTTGTTCCGAGTTTCAAAAAACAAGAGAAGAAAAGAATAAGTGTTTTATAAAAATTGACCCGTGAATTTACAGACCCTCACCGTTTTGGTGGGGGTTTTGTATTTATATTATATGAAACCATACGAAAAATTTTTGGAGAATAATTTGACGGTTAGAGAACTACTGAACAATTATCTTGAACTAAGAACTCATTTACAACAGAAAGGATTTAGTCAAAAGGAATTGGAAAGGGTTACTCGTCCCACACATAAAATGATGGAGTTACGTGCAAAGTTCATTGAGAAAAAAAATACTTTATTTAATCAAATTAGAGATTATGGTTTTGAAATAACTCTTGATGAGTTACATGATTATATACAGCCCTTATTAAATAAAATCGATGAACTAACACCTTTAGAAGATGGGAATAATTAAAGAAGAAATCAAAGGAACGAAGATTATAAATGAAATAAAATCTTCAAACTTAAAAAAGACGGAATACGACACGGAAACAAAAAAAATGTTAACCGAATTTAATAACGGACTCAAATATGAGTATGAAGATGTACCTCATCAGGTATATACCGCATTTAGAAAATCTGAATCACAGGGTAAGTTTTTTACCACAGATATTGCAAAAAAATATAAATATAAAAAACTGTCGTAGTCTGAGTATTTATTAAGGATGACCAATCTACAAAAAATCCTTGATAGTTTTTCAGTAAAAGAAACTTTGAACCCAAAAGTTTGGGAAGACTCTGATAATGTCAGTAAATCTACTATGGTACCAAAAGTAAGAAAAGCACTTTTGAAAATCGCAGAGGAATTTATTGATGATTTAGGAGACGATGTTTTCGTTGAGGACATTTATTTAATGGGGTCGTTGGCCAACTATAATTGGTCCGAATATTCAGATTTTGATTTACACGTTATTATTGATTTCGAAAGATACGAAGACCAAGAAGAACTTTATAAAGAACTTTTTGATTTGAAAAAGAAACTCTTCAACGACAAACATAATATAAAGATTTTCGGTTATGACGTTGAATTGTATGCCCAAGGAGTTACTGACGAATCTCACAGTGATGGAGTGTACTCTGTGATGAATAATGAATGGATTCACAGACCAACAAAAACACACAATAATATTAATATGTCTGTTTTGAAAACAAAAATCAAAAGTTGGACAGATAAAATCGACGATTCTATTGAAAATGCTAAGTCTGAGGGTAATTCAGAATCTTTGAAAAAATTGAAAGACAAACTTAAGGATTATCGTCAATCGGGATTAAATAAAGACGGAGAATTCTCATATGAAAATTTGGTTTTCAAATATTTGAGGAGGTCTGGAGACATTGGAAAACTTTTCGATGAGAAAAATAAGATAAAAGACAAACAACTTTCAATAGAAAGGAAAATCGAAGACTAATACAAATATTACAATAATTACAATAATTCATATTAATCATATATTTATAAAGAAAAATTAAATGGCTTTAGTTACATATCTTATAGGTGCTTGTTCTGGCGGTCCTGCCATATTGGTTGATTTTGATAGTTCATCATTACCCGCGGTTAATGGTAATTATTATTTAACATTTACGGGAGCGACTGCAGATGGTTGTTATGATATAATCGATAACGCTGAACCTGCAACAGGTGTTGATAAGGTATTAACATTATCAATAGATTACACTGATTGTGCAACCTGTCAAGCGGTTGTGACACCAACGCCAACAGTAACAACAACACCTACTAAAACACCTTCGGTTACACCCACATCAACTGTTACACCATCTGTGACTCCTTCGGTTACTGCAACTAGAACTCAAACACCTACACCAAGTGTTACTACAACAAAGTCACCTACACCAAGTGTGACACAAACTCAAACAGGTACACCAAGTATCACCGCAACTAGAACTCAAACACCTACACCGAGTATTACAGCATCACCTACAGACACACCATCTGTCACTCCAACCACTACACCAACACCAAGTATTACTGCAACTCAAACAGGTACACCAGCAGTAACACCAACAAATACAACAACTAGAACACCAACGCCAACTCAAACAGGTACTCCACCCGCAACACCAACAAATACACCAACACCAAGTCCAACACCATTTTATACAGGTATTTCTGTAAATGAATTTTATGAATATACCGCAGGAATGCTCGGTTCTTTTAGTGGTGGAACATTAGCTCCAGGAACTCAAGTTCCATACGCTCAATACGTATCGGATACAAGTAATGGGGAGACAATTCAGGTTGTCCAACTAAACGCAATTTCTCTTGGAGGACAATACGGACTAAATAATTAAAAAAATATAAATTTATAGATATGGCAGACTTAAAACCAATAGGAAGTGAAAAACTGACTGGTCAAGAAAAATTAAATAGAATAATGGAAATCGCAAGATTTAACGAAGTTATTCCTGAAAAATTAAATGAAACAGCAAAGAAGGAGTATTCAGTGAATTTAGCCGATGGTAACGATTACCAAATTTTCAAAGAAAAACAAGGTTATATTATCAAGAAAACAATTTCTGAGTCTGAAGCAGATTATATTGAGCCGATGAAGAATAGAAAATATTATTCATCATATTCACAAGCATTGAAGAGATTGAATTTACTTGCAGGTGAATTAAATCGTTTGAACGAAAACGAAGAAGGTGTTTCTCTTTATGGAGAACAAAAAAAATTCGTTCTAAAGACACCTAAACCTGCGGTTGATGAAGTACCTGCTCCAGCACCTGCAGCGGCACCACCAGCAGTTCCTTCCCCTGAGCTTCCACCATCACCAATAGGTGCTGATATGGATTCAGAAGAAGTAGGTCCTGAAGGAGATGTTGAAATGAATGTTGACATGGATTCAGAAGAGATGGGTCCTGAAGGAGATGTTGAAATGGACGTTGATATGGACGTTGAATCTCCTGAGAGTGATGAAGAGACAGTAACTTTCAAAACCATTCAAAAACTTACAGGTAAATTAACACAAAAAATCAGAACTTTAGATAATGAAAAAGGAATGACCTCTGAAGATATCAAGTATGTTATCAACATGGTTATCTCATCTTTGGATTTGAAATCATTAAGTGAAGAAGATAAAGAAGATATTGTTAGTAAATTTGAAGAAGATTCTGAAGATTTAGGTGGTGATGATATGGACGGAGAAGATTTAACTGATGACAGTGAAGTTGAAGATATTCAAGCTGATATGGATGTACCTGTTGAGGGTGAAATGGAAGAAGAGGGTTATGGTCACGGTGCAATTTTGGACCATATCTTTGGTGAATCTAAGGTTGACAAAGTTATTTCAAAATATTTTGAGGTTACAAAAAAAGAAATTTTAGAGAACAAAGAAAAAAATGCTAAAAAACAAATAGAAAGTATTTCACAAGTTAAAAGACAAATGAAAGAAATTGTTAAATTAACTGAAACTATCGAACAAGAATTAGCATCAAAAAAGTTCTTAGAGGAAAATAAAACTGCGAAAATCGTAGGAAAAACTAATAAGAAAAACTTGGTGTTCGAAAATAAAGGAAAACAAGTAAAAATTTCACCTGAAGGATTATTGGTATGAACAAATTAGTATACGTAAACGGTTTAGGTCCCAATTATAAGGGAGACAATCTTTACGAGTTCATATTCTCTGATACTGAGGACGTTTGGGGAGAATCTTGGGAGAGTAAACCATGTAATGGTTATCCAGTACCACCCGAATTAAAATATATTAAGAAAGTAGGAGTTCTGAGAAATACTGATGTAAAGTTGGAATTGATTCAGAACTCCGATTTTTTTTGTATGATAGATGCAATGGATGATGTAGTTGCATTAGCCTGGGAAACTGAAGAAGAAGAAGGTCAGAAAAGATTGGTATTTAGATTTGGTGTAACAGAACAAGAAATAAAAGACAAACTCTACGAAAGAGATTTGATTTTAGAATTTGAAAAGAAAGTAGTATATGAAAATTAATAAGAAAGCACTAAGATTGATAGATAAAGGTTTATCTGCAAATACAATTTCAAAATTGGATGAATCACAGATTGATATTTTATACAAAAAATTATTTGTTGAACAAGTGAATGTTTCTAAAACAGACACAGAAATGATAAATAAATTGAAGAGTGAAAAAAAGCCATTTCAAGTTTACGAAAAGAAACTTGAAGAAGATGAGACTGATGACGTTACAGATAAGAATGCCTTGGGTGCAGATTCACTTCAAAATTTAACAGGTCAAGAGGCTCCTCATATGGCTAATGACATGGCACCTGATGGTATGGATGATGATTCAGACAACAACAGAAACATGATGGGTATGGCCGAGGAAAAATCTAAAGATGATAAAGGACCAAATCCTTGGGCTATTTGCCATTCTCAGGTAGGACCGAAAAAATCAAGAAAATGGGAAAGATGTGTGAAAGCTGTAAAAAAACAATTGGGAGAAGGAAAAAATCCCGTATCTTTGTTTTTAGAAAATGAAATTATGAAAATTGTCGAAAGAAACATCCCACCAAGAATTACTAAAGGAGATTTAATGAAATATTTGGTTGAGGATAGTCCAGCGGTGGCACCATCAAAACCAAAAACATCTCCAACTACAAAACCAGGTACTAAACCACAAAGACCTGCACATCCACTAAAAAATCCTAATCCAGGTGAAAAACCAAAACCCAAGGCGGAAAAAGTAACTAAAGAGAAAGCTAAAGAACAAGTTATTGACTTGATAATTAATTTATTGAATAATGAGTAAGATAAAAGAACAAATAGATTACGGTGGGAAACCAGAAAGAATGGACCCAAATTTGGAAAGAAAATTAGCTAGTCCTGATAATTTGTATGGCACAAATCCTGCAATGAAAAAAGGTCCTGCTGACGTTCAAAGATTAGTAAGTCAAAGATTCTTAAAGGTTGCTGACAAACTCAAAAGAATAAAAGGATATGAAAATTTGAGTCCATCAACTATCCAATCCATTTATAGAGATGAAATGTCGAAGCTTCCAACCATTATGGGTATAGAAAACAGACATAAAGAAGAATTAGAAAATCTTGCTGTTGAAGCGTCTTTAGACGAAACTCAAGTCCCTCAAGGATGGGTTGATATCACTGCCAGACTTAATAGACAACCAATCGATGTTTCTAACTTCAGATATAATCCTGAAGAAGAGGAAGAAGAAGAAGAGGAAAAAGAAAAAAAACCACAATTGAACATACCAACTTTTGATGTTGAAGATTTGACCGATGAAGAATTATTCGAATTAGAGAAACACAAAAGAAATATTATCAATGCAATCATTCAAGGGGCGGCAAAAAAGGGTCACTACCTTTTCCAAAAACCAGAAGTGAAAGCTCAATTAGATGCAATTGATTCGAGATTATATCCTGCTTATTTAGGTATCATGGCAGTCAATGACATGTTATATTTCACAATGGAACAGATGATTGAAATGATGTCACAAACAGGACAAGGGGTTGCTGGTAAAGTAGAACTTGACCCTGAAGATGAGGATGATGAAGATGGTGACCAAGGAGGTGAAGGAGAAAGTGAAAGTGATACAAGAATTGTTGCTGATGGTTTGATATTTCCAATTCTTTGTCATGAAATTATTAAAGGAATTGAAGAGTCAAAAGGTAGACATGGATTACCTCAAGACCAATCAATGAGAATGAAAGTACAAGGTCAAACAGACGTTTTATCTAACGAACCAATGCAATTACGAATCGGACCCGAAATCGTAGAAAAAATTAGAATTGCATTACCTGATAGTATGTTTGACGAATCCAATAAGGGTCTAATAAACTGGTTCCATATCTTGTTATATCAAATACCAGCTGAAGAATTTTTGGGAATTATCGGAAATGCAATTTCTGAAGATGAGTCTAAAATAAGACTTGCCACATCAAGATTTGAAGAAATCATGAAAGAAGCAATTGACATGAGACAAGAGTTCGAAGATTATAAAGAAGAAGAAGACATCGATTCAGAAGATGAAGATGATGGACTTGATGATTTCTTTGGTAGTCTGGGTATATCAAGACCCAAATAATAATTTGTGACTAAAGAACAATTAATTATAGAAGTTACGAAGTGTATGAGGAACACCCCTTATGCGCTTCGTACTTATTTACAGACATACGACAACACAGTATCAAAGTATGTTCCATTAGATTTATTTCCTGACCAAGTTAGCCTTATTGAAGATTACGATAAATACAATGAAAATATTGCATTGAAATATCGTCAAGCTGGTGTATCAACTGTGACCGCGGCTTGGGCTTCTAAGAAATTAGTTTTTGCTAAAAAACAAAAACCTGAAAAGATTCTAATCATTGCCAACAAATTGGATACTTCTGTCGAAATGGCTAATAAAATTAGAAATTTCACGGAACAATGGCCAGCTTGGGTTGGTGTTGGATTTTCACAAGAAAAGAATTCACAAAGACATTTCAAACTCACCAACGATTGTGAAGTTAAAGCTGTTGCAACATCCAAAGATGCCTTGAGAGGTTACACCCCAACGATACTTATTTTCGATGAGGCTGCGTTCATCGAGGCTGACGGAGATTTCTGGTCAGCGTGTATGGCCTCACTATCTACGGGAGGTAAGGTTATTGTTGTTTCAACGCCAAACGGATATGACCCAATCTACTATGAAATCTATGACCAGTCTTTAAGAAACATGAATGATTTCAAAATATCTGAAATGTTTTGGTATCGTGACCCAAGATACACAAAAGATTTGTATATGGTCAAAACAAATGACTTAGTTCATTTTTTGTTGAATAGAGAAGATTATCCTAAAGATGTTGTTGTTGATTTATCCATTGAAAATCCGTATGAAAGAGACCATTCAATAACCACTGATTACATTAATCAAGGATACAAACCGTGTTCTTTTTGGTTTGAGGGTATGGTCAAAAAATTGAAATTTGACCGTAGAAAAGTTGCTCAGGAATTGGAATGTAACTTCTTGGGTTCAGGTGATAACGTGTTTGATTCTGATTTGATGCAAAACATTGCTAAAAATCAACTCAGAGAACCTTTGGCAAAAATGATGGGTAGTGCTTTATGGATATTCAAAGAGCCAGAACAAGGACATAAGTATGTTATGGGTGTAGACGTTTCAAGGGGTGATTCTGAGGACTTCTCATGTATTGAGATAATTGACTTCGATACAAGAGAACAGGTGTTGGAATACGTCGGAAAAGTACCACCAGATGTAACTGCGGAGATTGCTTATAAGTGGGGTACGATGTATAATGCCTATTGTGTTGTGGACTTGACTGGTGGAATGGGAGTGGCAACAGCAAGAAAAATGCAAGAACTTGGTTATCAAGGGGGAATGTATATTGATAACGTTGACCCAAACAACAAATGGAAATGGGACCCGAAAGCAAACGAAAAAATTCCTGGGATTAATTTTAATAATAAAAGAGTTCAAATTATTGCCTCCTTGGAGGAAGCTGCAAGACATGATTTCAAAATATATTCACATAGGTTATATAATGAAATGAACACATTTGTTTATATTAATGGAAGACCTGACCATCAGAAAGGTCATCATGATGACTGTATTATGGGTATTTCTATGGCAATATACGTCGCTGAAAAGTCATTCCAATCATTACAAAAAGTTGTCAATCATACAAAGGCGATGTTGAATTCATGGACATCAGTTGTCAATGAAAATAAAAACACATCGGACTTCTTCAATCCGATGGTTCCTCAAATGGGAAGACAGAACCCGAATAGTAATCAGGGAGCGTCTAAAGCCGACTACCAAAAGTATGGGTGGTTATTTGGTGCCAAATAACTATTTATATTATCAAGGTAATAAGTAAAATTGTAATATGGCAGAACAGAATATGACAGTTTGGCAACGATTGTCACAAACATTTGGACCGAATTCTTTATTGAATCAAGATTATCCGACTTTCAAGTTTGATAAGAAAGAATTATTGCGTACTACAAATAGACAAGAGTATGAAACTGAGAAACTACAGGCTCAACAAACTTTCTATTTAACCAACCAATGGGCGAAGGTTGAGAATAATTTGTATTCTCAAGCAATTTACTATGAACCAACAAGATTATCTTCACAATATGACTATGAATCAATGGAGTATACTCCTGAGATTTCTGCTGCTTTAGACATTTATGCTGAAGAATCAACTACGACAAATGAGGATGGATTCATATTACAGATATATTCTGAATCAAAAAGAATCAAAGGGGTTCTTGCCGACCTATTTAATAACTCATTAGATATCAACACCAACTTACCAATGTGGACTAGAAACACTTGTAAGTATGGTGATAACTTTGTCTACTTAAAATTAGACCCTGAAAAAGGAGTTGTTGGAGTTCAACAATTACCTACAATTGAAATCGAAAGACATGAAGTAGGTGTAAGTGGTAAAATTTCTGTAGATATTACAAAAGAATTAGAAAAAGATAAAAAGGCTTTGCATTTCACATGGAAAAACAAAAATATGGAATTCCAATCGTGGGAAATTGCACACTTTAGACTTTTAGGTGATGATAGAAAACTACCTTATGGAACATCTATGTTGGAAAAGGCAAGAAGAACTTGGAAACAACTTCTTTTGTGTGAAGATGCCATGTTAATCTATAGAACATCAAGAGCACCTGAAAGAAGAATTTTTAAGGTTTTTGTTGGAAATATGAATGATGATGATGTTGAAGCATATGTACAACGTGTTGCGAACAAGTTCAAAAGAGAACAAATTGTAGATAATAAAACGGGTAACGTAGATATGAGATTCAATCAGATGGCGGTTGACCAAGATTATTTCGTACCTGTAAGAGACCCAGCAGCCCCAAGTCCAATTGATACTTTACCAGGTGCAACTAACTTATCCGAAATTGCGGACATTGAATATATTCAAAAGAAATTATTGACAGCTCTTCGTGTTCCAAAAGCATTTTTAGGATTTGAAGAAGTTGTAGGTGATGGTAAAAACTTAGCATTACAGGATATTCGTTTTGCTCGAACCATCAATAGAATTCAAAAGAGTATGTTGCAAGAACTTAATAAAATTGCAATTGTACATTTATTTTTATTAGGGTTTGAGGATGAATTACAAAACTTTACATTAGGATTAACCAATCCGTCAACTCAAGCAGATTTACTTAAAGTTGATATTTGGAAAGAAAAAATCCTTCTTTATAAAGATTTAGTTGCAGACCCAGGTAATGGTATACAAGCAACCTCTTCAACGTGGGCTAAAAAACATATCTTTGGTTGGTCAGATGAAGAAATCAGACTAGATTTACAACAACAAAGAATTGAAAGAGCAGTAGGAGAAGAACTTAAAGCAACTCCAACAGTTATTACTAAGACAGGTATATTCGATAATATTGATAAATTATATGCTAGTCCTTCAGGTGCAACACCATCTGCAGGCGCCGCAACAACACCAGGAGGTACTGAAGAATTAGGTGCACCACCACCATTCGAAGCAGGAGGAGCTGACCTTGGTACAACTCCACCAGCGGGTGAAGAGGCGGCACCACCCACAGAAGGTGAAGCTACGGTTCCCGAATCGAAATTAAATAACTTGAATATTTTGATTGAAAATAACTTAATTGATGGTGCAAAATTCATAGATTTAAGTCATGGACAACAATCTTTAGGAGAAATTTCAAAAGAATTAGATAAGTTACTAAACTCCTAATATTTATTAAAAAATATTCAGATGACCTTCGGTAAAATCAAATCCATAATTGAAAGAAATCTTCTTGAGTCATACAAGGACGAAAAAGAATTTAAGAAATCTCTAAGAGAGTTCAAACATAATGTATTGAACGATAAGTCGATATCAAAGGCTTACGCATTATATGACCAACTTAGTACTCCACAAGGTTTGTCTGAATCAGATGCTAAAGAATTTTTAGAGGAAGGAATTAGTCTATTAAGTAAAATTTTACCGTCAATCAAGTTGCCAAAATCATTAGAAGAATCAGTTGTAAACAAGTATTCTGATATTGATACTTTAACATATTCTAACAAGTTAAATTTACACGAAAGAATCCAATCAAGAAAAAATATTATTTCTATTTTAACCTCTGATTCTAAATCAGTCAATGAATCAATTAATATTCCTATTAAATCGATGGTAAACATCGCAAATCAAACATTAAGAACTTACATTGATACGTTAGATGAAAATACAAAAAAGGAATTTTTTCAATTAATACGTGAAGATTCGAAGTCACTTGAAACAAAATTCGAAACTCTTAAAGAAAGTACAATTAATAAATTACAATCAATTTTAGAAAACGAACAAGAATTCGAACTAAAAACTAAGATTTCTGAAACAATTGACAGATTGAAAACTGAAAAGTTTGACCAAGTAAATTTCTTAAAATTGAAAAACTTAGAAGGTTCAATCTAAGATATTCTTTTACTCTGAGTATAAATCGCCTTTAGTATTTTCTTACGATTTACTACCGAAGGTTTGGTGTATTGTTTCTTATCCAAAAGTTTTTGGTTTTGTTTTGTTTTGATTACTTTTGATTTAAGGGTTTTGAGAGCTCTCTCGATGTTCTCTCCATTTTTAATTTCTACAATTATCATATTCTACAAATATCTCGAAAAGTCTAAAAATTTTTGACATTGATGATTATATGTGTTATTTTTTTAATGAAAATAAACATTATAATAATGAAAATTAATGAAGAAAGGTAAAAGTGTAAAGTTGAATTTATACAATCCTATCAAATCCATATACGGCACGGTAGATTCAAAAAACTTAAAATCTGTATATATAAACATTCAATCTTGGATTACTCCAAAATATGATACAGAAAATTGGAATAGAATTGTCGGGAATCTCAATAGAGAAATCAAACATTCAGTTTTTAATTCAATAAATCAAAAAATCTTTCAAGAAAAAAGTATAGTCGATTTAGACCTTAGAACAAGCGGAATTTCGCACGGTAAAAAATCTTTCTTCAATTTAGAGGTTAACCTATTCACAACATCAGAATTGGATTTCAAATCCAATGAAATTAAAGACTCGGTAAAACAAATCGTAAGGAATATCTTCAAAAATAACATTAAAGAAAACAAACATTTCGAATTCTCAATTTCAAAAAAAGAGAACAAATAACAAACTTATCATTACCCATATATTTATCATAAAAGATTAGATGAAAAATTTAAGAATTTTAGAGGCTAATGAACTTGGTCATGGTATTTTAATTGAAATGGATGCTGGTTGGGTTTCTCCGAAAGAAGAGCTTAATGCGAATTTTCTGAAAGAAGCTACAACAATGGATTATAAAAATCCATTTGAATTTTATGCTGTTCTACAAAAATATAATACACCTAATAGAAACGGAAGATTCTATCCTGAACAAATATTAAAAAGAGAAGCGGACAATTACAAAAAGGCAATTCAAAAAGGATTGTCAACTTCAGAATTAAATCACCCTGAATCCTCATTAATTGATTTGGATAGAGTATCTCACATCATAACAGACATTTGGTGGGATAAGAATATATTGATGGGTAAACTTAAATTATTGACATCACCAGGATTTCATGAAAGAGGAATTGTTTCGACTAAAGGTGACCAAGCGGCTAATTTGATGAGACAAGGGGTTACCTTAGGTATATCATCAAGAGGAGTTGGTTCACTCAAGAAAGTTGGAGAAAGAAATGAAGTTCAAGATGACTTTGAATTAATTTGTTTCGATTTAGTTTCATCTCCATCAACACCAGGGGCCTATTTATTTTCAAATGTTGACGACAGAAGCAAATATGAAGAAAACTTGGAAGAAGAAAAAAAATACAAACAACAACAATCTTCAGGAGGTTCAGTGGATAAGTCACTTGACTTAATGAAAAAATTGAACGACTTTTTAGGAAAATAATAATATGGACGAAAAATTTTTTGTAGCAAAAATTCAGTACGATTTACCTGATGAAAACTCTGGTAAAATCAAAAAAATCAGAGAAGAAAAACTCGTAAGAGGATTTTCAGTGACAGATGTGGAAGCAAAAGTCACAAAAAGATATGAAGGTTTTACTCATGATTGGAGAATAACCTCAGTTTCGGAAAGTAAAATTGACGAAGTAATTGAATAAAGTGGTCTAAGACCACTTTTTTTTGTTTATAGACATATTTATAGTAAATCAAAAAATATGTTATTCAATTGTTCATTACAATCCTCAGGTCAAGGAGTTTTCAAATTAGTTAGTGCTAGTACTTGGAGCAATTGTGCTTCATACTTAGAAGGTACTGAAGATGTTATAAATTCTATAACTTCGGTAAACCAAGTTTTTATTGGTACAAACGTGTCGTCAGATGAGTCTTACAATGTATCATTGACGGACAATGACAGTACAACAATAACAAGCTATATTATATACGATACATTTTCAAATGTAATTTCTTGGGTGAATTCTCAATCAGGAAAAACTTTACGTAACATACAATATCAACTAAGACCTTTTATTCAAATCTAAAAATCAACTTTTTTACATTTGGACACTATTTATTAGTTAAATAATTAAATATTTTCATGCAAGAAACTAAAAAAAATCCAGTTGAAGAGGCACTTATTCAAATGAAAAATGTTGAAGAAGCTATCGCCGAAAATGCAAAAGGAATACTTGCTTCTACTATGAAGGAAGAAATCAATCAATTAGTAAAAGAATCTCTCTCTGAGCAAGATGATGAGGTTGACTTAGATGCAGAAATCGATTTAGATGACACAGATGTGGATACAGATGTTGATACAGAAATGGATTTCGATGCAGATAACGTGGATGACATGGACATTGATTTGGACATGGATTCCGAAGAAACTCCAATAGATTTAACAGACGCTTCTGACGAAGAAATTCTTAAGGTATTCAAAGCTATGGGTGAAGAAGATGGTATCATCGTTAAAAAAGACGGTGAAGATGTTCACTTAAAAGACAACGATGCTGATGTAGAATATCTTGTAAAGCTTGGTGAATCAAAAGAAAAATCAAAAACTAAAAAAATGAAAATTAAAGAAGAAATGGACTTAAATTTTGATGATTCTATGGATAGTCAAGACCAATCAGCTGAAGAAGTTATGAACGCAATTTTCGGTGAAATGGAAGAAACTGAAGACATGGAAGAAGAATTTGGTAGTAAGAAGCACGAGTTCAAAAGACACGGCGGTCACAAAATGGGTGACGTTGATGGACACTACAAAGACTATGAAATGGACGAAGAAGACGACATGGACGAAGTTGTTTATGAAATCGAATTTAACGAATCTGACGATGAAGACGAAATGATGGAATCTGATGAAGACGAAATGATGGAATCTGATGAAGATGAAATGATGGAATCTGATGAAGATGAAATGATGGAATCTGACGAAGATGAAATGATGGAATCTGATGAAGATGAAATGATGGAATCTGATGATGACTTGGAGGAATCTTACAACCCACAAAATGTTAGAGAAGGTAAAAAATTATCAATTAAAAAACCTAAAGGTGTCGGAATTGGTTCTGGTCCTAAGTTTTCTTATAAATCATCTGAAAAAGGTGGATTCAAAGAAGACAAGAAAGAAGGTCCTAAAACAATGGGAACTGGAAAGGCTAAGTTTGATTACAAGAAGGGTGAAAATATGGAAGGAAAATCGAAAGTTGTTAAGAAGGCAGAAACTAAAGAAGCTGCAAGAACTTACGGTAATGGTTCAAAATCAGGTAGAGGTTTAAGAAAGGGTATTAGCGATAACAGAAACTATGTTTATGGTAAAGGTAATGTTCACTCAGAATCTCTTGAGGCTGAAGTAAAAATGTTAAGAGAAAAGAATGAAGAATATAGAAAAGCATTAAATGTTTTCAGAGAAAAACTTACTGAAGTTGCTATATTCAACTCAAACTTAGCTTACGCTACAAGATTGTTTACTGAACATTCAACAACTAAAAAAGAGAAAATCAATATCTTAAGAAGATTTGATGATGTTGAAACTCTTAAAGAATCTAAAAATCTTTATAAATCATTGAAAGATGAATTAGGAAAGACAGAAACTAAAACAGTTAATGAATCAGTTGAAAAAACAATCAATAACACAATTTCTTCAGGTTCGGCAACTACTTTGATAGAATCAAAAACTTATGAAAATCCACAATTCTTAAGAATGAAGGATTTAATGACAAAAATAAAATAAATAAAACAAAACAAATACTAAAATGGGAGCATTATTAGAATCAGGTCTTGTTGGTAACATCGGTCTTAAGCACCTTAAAGTTATCAAAGAAGATACAATCAACAAATGGGACAAATTAGGCTTTTTAGAAGGTCTTAAAGGTCACATGAGAGAGAACGTAGCTCAACTTTACGAAAACCAAGCTTCACACTTAATTAACGAAGCATCATCTACATCTGATACAGGTGCATTTGAAACAGTTGTT